AAGAATCTTAAGAATAAACCAGATGGCGACGCATTCGACCGAGCGGTTAAGCGGACTCAGCAAGTTTCCGAGATTGGCGAGACTGTCAACGATCTTGCTAGGGGACCTAAAGGAATTGGTTCTCGTTCACAGAGCTCCGATTCGTCCTCGAGTAGCTCTTCAAGTAGCTCTCCAAAGCTTTCCGCATCTATAAAAGGCGTAGAGCCAAGTCATAAGAGCGTAGATAAGAGCAGTAAAGAGTATCAGGATCTCTTCAAGGGACAGGATTCCGACACAAGGAGTACTATAAAGTCCCTTGTCAACCAGGGATACGACATCGATCAGATCAAGAAGCATCTTAATCATTCAGCTGTGTCGAAGAATTCTTCTAGTCATGGCAGTCTTATGGAAGATTCTAAAACTGGAAAAACTGTCCGTACAAATAGAACTTTAACCATTAAGGATTCTAAGCGTATACGCGAGTATCAGAACAGTCACCCGAACAAATCTCTTGAGGATACTTTACGAGATCTCGATCTTTTGGATAGAGAGTACAGACATTCGGCTATTGCCCGTGATTCTTATTTTCTAATGCATAGTTACGGCAATACAGGTTGGCGGATGCGAAGGACTTATTAGTTATGAAGTATAAGATCATTAAAAACGAGTTGACCCATCATGGCATTATGGGACAGAAGTGGGGGACTCGTAATGGTCCTCCATATCCGTTAGGCGGCGGTGATTATTCCGCACGAGAGTTGCAGGAGATCTATAAGAAACGTAAACAATCTAATAGTATCTATAACAAGAAGCACTTTGACGAGGTTCTGAGAAAAGGTTCGCAGCTGTCAACTCTCTCATATGACAAAGATCGTACTAAGGGAGCCGACATGTTTTATGCTACGCATAAAAAACTCGATCAGCATCAGTATAATGCGTTGTTTAATAGACCAGTCCCACAGACTCTTTACGATTCAGATGGTAATTCTGTTGGTACGGGGATGTTCCTCAAGTACAAGATTAAGAACGATGTTACCAAGGATCTTAAGATAGCTAGCGAGGATTCAGGCGCAGATGCATTCATGAGTCTTTATAAGAAAGACCGTGACTTTTATAATTTTGTCACTGATCCAGCAAGAATGAAGGGTGCCTTTGTTGACGACAAGTATAAGTTCAAGGGCTATAGAGAGAGTCGAGAAGTTTTGGAAAAACTTCAGGACAAGAAATACAAACCTACGGCAGATGAACTTCAGACTGCTTACAGAATGTTTAACTATGTAATTCCTTCTGATGGTGCGGGCAATGCAAGACTTGGTAAGGATGTTGCAACTCAGCGCGCTAAGTTCTTTACAGAACTAAAGAAGAATGGATACGGCGCGGTTCTTGATACTAATGATGCAATCTACGGAGGATTCAAGGCTACTTCCCCGGTTATCGTATTCGATATGGATTCCGTATCACTTGCAGGGGCAGAACGTACAACTATGAAAAGTAAGCGATTTTCCGAGGCTGCTCTTGTAGGAAGAAAAGCATTAGGCGTTTAAAGAATTCAAAATGGAGGTATAGTTATGAAGTATCGACTTGTGGATTCTAATGCCTATCTTATGCATCATGGCGTTAAAGGCATGAAGTGGGGAGTCCGTAAACAGAGACCGCCTGCAGATTATACCGCCCGTTCTCGTAACGGAGATCTTATTGAAATGCGCCGCAGTAAACTAGGTTTATTAGCTAAAACTTTAAGACGTGTTAGTCCGAAGCTTGCTTCTGAACAAGATAAAACCCATATCTACGACGCTTATGTTAATGGCAAGAAGGTTGCAGATCTTACACTATATAAAGAATCTAACACTTCGGTGAATGTTGTATGGATTGGCGTTAAGTCGACTCAACGTGGAAAGGGTTATGCTCAAGCAATATTGGAAAGTTCCACTGGCAGAGTCAAGGCTGCAGGTTTCAAGCAAATGACCTTGGAAGTCCCTGGAAATAGTCCAGATGCGAGACATATATACGAAAAACAGGGTTTTGTTGCAGGGAAGAGAATCTCCTCAGAAGATGACGTTTGGGGAGGTCTGACTAAGATGAAAAAGAAACTGTGAGGTAATAAATGTCACTCTCTAATACGGCGACCCCGTACTATTATGGCCAGTTTCGGGAAGCCGTAATGAGGGGCGAGATCCCTGTTAATAAATGGATCTCAAAAGAGATGAATCGAATTGATTCTCTTATCAGAAATCCCGGAATCTATTACGATGACAAAGCTATGGACGGCTTTGTCGCTTTTTGTAATAACGAACTTACACTTACTGATGGTTCAGACATGGCTCTGCTCGATTCATTTAAGCTTTGGGCAGAGCAGGTTTTCTGTTGGTATTATTTTGTAGAGCGAAGCGTCTATGAACCCGGAGAAGATGGAAAGCCCGGAAGGTATGTTCGTAAGCGAATCAAGAAACGTCTTACCCAGAAGCAGTATCTCATCGTTGCCCGTGGTGCGGCGAAGTCTATGTACGATTCCGCGATACATGCATATTTTCTTACATGCGACGGATCTACTACAGAACAGATGACTACCTCGCCAACTATGGCACAATCTGAAACGGTACTATCTCCTATACGTACTGCAATCATAAGGTCTCGAGGACCGTTATTCCAATTTCTTACAGAAGGAAACATCCATAACACAACCGGAAGTAAAGCCAATAGGGTGAAATTAGCCTCTACGAAAAAGGGTATTGAAAACTTTCTTACTAACTCAAGCCTAGTTATTAGACCTATGAGTCTGGACAAGAATCAGGGTTATAAAGACAAAATAGCGACTATTGACGAGTGGCTTTCCGGCGATGTTAGAGAGGATGTAATCGGTGCTATCGAGCAGGGTGCATCGAAGAATGACGAGTATCTCATTATTCTTACAAGTTCCGAAGGTACTGTAAGAAATGGTATAGGAGATACTATCAAGATGGAGATTGAGGATATTCTTAATGGCGAATACTACAATCCGCACGTCTCCATTTGGTATTACAGATTAGATGATATTTCAGAAGTAGAAGCAGGTAAGACCGATCCGTCCATTTGGCTTAAGGCAAATCCGAATCTTGGCAAGACGGTAAGCTATGAGACCTATCTTCTTGACGTCGAAAGAGCTGAACACGCTCCTTCCGCTAGGAATGACATTCTTGCAAAGAGATTTGGTATTCCTATGGAAGGTTATACATTCTTCTTTACATACGAAGAAACGCTTCCTCATCGGAAGAGAAGTTATTGGTCTATGCCGTGTGCACTTGGTGCTGACCTTTCTCAAGGCGACGACTTTTGTGCATTCACATTTTTGTTCCCGCTTGGGAATGGCAAGTTTGGTATAAAGACCAGGAGTTATATAACATCCCTCACGATGATGAAACTTCCAGGGGCAACTCGACTTAAGTATGAGGAGTTTCTGAATGAGGGAAGTCTCATAGTTCTCGATGGAACTGTGCTTGATATGGACGAGGTTTATGAGGATCTCGATAGGCACATAATTGATTGCGATTACGATGTTCGATCTTTCGGCTTCGACCCGTACAATGCGAAGGAATTCGTAGAGAGGTGGGAGCAAGAGAACGGTCCATTTGGAATAGTTAAAGTTCCACAAGGTTCCAAGACTGAATCAGTTCCGCTTGGCGAGCTTAAGAAACTGTCCGAAGAGAGAATGCTACTTTTCGATGAGCAACTTATGATGTTCACGATGGGGAACTGCATCACTATTGAGGACAACAACGGAAATCGTAAACTTTTGAAGAAAAGGCGTGAAGCTAAGATTGATAATGTCGCCGCTATGATGGATGCTTACATTGCTTATAAGGCTAACAAGGAAGCCTTTGAATAAATTCAAAATGAGTAACTATTTAATACATTATGGTGTCAAAGGAATGAAATGGGGTGTTCGGAAAGAACGCTCATCGTCGGCCGGCGGGGATAAAAAGAAGAAAGGTCTTTCCACCGGACAGAAAGTTGCTATTGGAGTCGCAGCAGTTGCCGTAACAGGCGCAGTACTCTATAAGACTGGGAGCTTTGACAGGATGGCTTCTGCCGGTAAGCGAGTCGCTAATAGACATAGGGCAAAGAAACTTGGTCTGGAGTTAGTGCAGAATCCCGAAAAGTCATCTTCTAACTTTGACAAAGCCATGTCTAGGATGAACGACGCTTTTAATTCGGCTAACGGACCCACTGTAAATAATTCAGTCGGTGTGGCGAGATCGAAGAATTCCTTGGAGGGCCTTTCCTTGGCACGAAGACATGCCGCCGGAATTCAACGTGGTCCTACGGCAGGATACGCAAAAGATAGGTTTGGCGAAACGGTTTACCGTACAAGTTCTCCTAAATTGCAACGAACATCCAGACGCCTGATGACACCGATGGGGGCAGAGTTTGAATCATCAGCGAGATACCACACCAAAGCGGATAAGTTGAGTTCTGCCATTTTTAATAAAGAAGCCACAGATGTAGGTAAAGCGGCTAGCACAAAACGTGTATTCGATGCAAAGGGTGATAAGGCATATAAAAAGTACATGTCAATGTATAACGAAACCTTGGCCAAGGGCAAACTTCCTAGGCATTATTCAACTAGACGTGTCCCTACACTGAAATCCACGGCGTCAAGTCGCCGAGGTAAAGACGCATTTAATAAGATACAGTCAAGCATGTCTTACAGAAATTTAACTTACGCCGATCTCGAAAAGCTTGACCTATTCTAATTCGCAATAATTACAACTACTACAATGATTAAATTTGTGGAGATTGCCTATGAATTACAGAATACATTATTCTGAGGAACTCTATCACCATGGCGTTAAAGGCATGAAATGGGGAGTTCGCAAGGAATACGTGCCGAAAGGCAGACGGAAAGCATCGGGCAGTACATCTCCCGAAAAGGAAAAACGCAAGGGTTTATCTAGGAATCAGAAGATTGCTCTTGGCATAGCCGCTGTTGCAGTAACTGGCGTTGTCTTGTATAAGACTGGTTCGTTTGATAAGATTGCGGAGATAGGAAAGAAAGCTGCCGGTTCTCAGTTTGGCGGGAAGTCTACTATTTCTAAAGTGACGAAATTGGGCAAAGAGCCTTCTGATGTTACCGCCGCTTCCGCGATGATTAAACGTATCAATAGCGGTAATCAAGGTGCGGGCGGAGAAAACAATTGTTTCCATACGTCTACGTCGTATATTCTCAATTCTGTATTTGG